TGTTGAGTACCTCGAGCGAGCAATTGCTGGTAGCAACCGGATTTCCAGTGCTGAATGCAGATAGGTTTGCATCGGGCAGATCGACAACGATGAGACACGATTGGCCCGCGTTGGGGGGCAGTGTGATGACCCGCCCTGTGGCGGTCACACCAAGCGTGCTATTGGTCGTAGCTAGCGTGGTGAAGTATGAGGTGGACGTTGCTCCATTGTAGGTATTGAACTGAGGCATCAGTCGCGACACGTTGGACGCAATGACTGGCTTCTCAAGCTCAACTTCGTAGGTGATCCAAAGGTCACCAAGAAGGTTACCATCGGTCTGTTGGCCATGGGTGGCTATGAACGTCTTGCCTAGATCGTAGTTGAGGGCAGAGTCCCCTGAGGGCACACTAGCCGCACGAACATACATCACGTTAAATGGGTTCTGCTTGGGGTCACACTCAATTGGGTGGATAAATGTCTCGCAGGGTTTGGCCTCGTTGGAGCAGTACTCATTGAGCAGCTCAACCTTCGAGCTTGGGGCACTATCAGTGGTGCGGTATGTGGTTTGCATCATAACCGTGCCGAGCGCAGGGTTGGTGCTTGCAACAGCATCACCCGACGCAGGGATGTAATGGAAAACCGCTCCGCGGAACTTGTACTCCTGGAAGCGCGTGGCAATCTGAGAGAGCCATGGGAAGGTGGAGACCAGGCCTGGATTGAGAGGATACGAGTATTGGACTGTAAATGCCTGAGAACTCAATACTGGTCCTAGGTACTCGCGGTGTCTCACCACAATCGATTGAGGTGTCTGGTGCATCATTGGGATTGAGGCGGCAGATTTCGACACGATGGAGTTGGTGCGCACGGCGTAATCACCGAAGCCCAGCCACCGCGACGCAAGGGCACCAAGTTGTCCCCCTGCTGCGGCGCCGAGCTGCGGTGCACCGAACATGCCACCCAACGTACTACCACCAAGGCTCCCTAGGGCCCTGATCACTTGGCCGACTGCAGTTGGCTGCGCCGGCTTCTTCTTCGCTTTCTGCACGGTCTTGCGTGCTCGCATTGTGCGTTTCTTCGTCATAGATTTGGTCATTCTATATTGTCGGGTCGAGTAGCTGCATTATCGGGTGGTGTGGCACTCCGACCCGCTCGAGTGCCTCTTCACCAGTGAGAGGGTGCATAAAATTCTTCGCCAACTGGTAGCGGTCATAATACCTCTCAAGGTGAACCTGATCCTCGGGGCAGATGCCCCAAGCTGCATGGAACGACCGACGCGCTTCCGGCGTGATCTCACGGTCGTTGACAACCAAATCTGCATGATAGACGCGGGTGGATTGGCGGTACGCCTGTACAATGTGTGAGTGAGAGCATTTAAAGCCAACTCTGCGCATGGCGCGGGCAAAGCTCTGTATAATTGGGACTCCACGATTGAGGCTGCCTTCCGCCACCCCCACGGCCATGATCCACTTGCGTAGATCCTTCATGCTTCGGACGGGATTGAGACACATGGATGCTTTTGTGACGAGCGTGGCGGGGTTCCTCACCATCTTCCACCCCTCCACAGTATTGATGGGATGCGACTGGCAGAATTCAATGCGCTCTAGCTCATACGCCGTTGGCTCTAATTCCATTCGAAAGCCCTTTTCGGCGTAGAACTCGGCGAATCCGGTTCTCCATCGCTGCTCATCCTTCGCGTCCATGATGTAGCTGCAGTCGTCACCATTGTTGGCGAGGCTCATCTCTATGCCCTGAGTCTCTTTCCAAGCGTAGGTCATACCACTCATGATGAGGCAGTTTCCGAGTGAGGTGTTCAAATCTCCGGAGGCTCTCGTGCCATCCATCCGGAATGAGATGATTCCATCGTCGAAGTATGCCTTCCCTTTGTTGTGGACCTGTTGTGCCAACTGCCATGCCAAACTCTCAACACCTTCATACACATCGACTTGCTCACGACTGTTGAGCATGCGATCATAGAGCTGCTCCGCCTCATATAAATCGCTACATCGTGGTCGCAAGTAACACAAGTGTTCAAAGCGCAATGCCGATGGCCTCACGTGCATGTCAAATTTCGTGGCGTCACCACCAATAGAGCATGGATTGCAGTATTTTGCCCATTCCTCGCGGATTGCATTTGCCGAAGCAAACGCGTCCATGCCTTTGATGACAACATTCGACTGAGTGAAGACTTTCGCAATTGCGTCAAAGTACTCGTGTTCGTTGTGTTTCAGGTGCCGTCCTAGCCCGAGGTTGAAAACCGGAGCCCGTGGATTAATCACACGTGGAGCTTTGCTCAGGTCACATTTCTCGAACTTGACGAACATTCGCAGTGTCGCATCCATTTTGCTGATGCCGTCACGCCAGTACTTACGAGCAGCATTTTCGTACACCTTCCTCTTAGGGCCTTTATAGCTGGCAACGACTTCGTCGATTGTCTGCTCAGGGCGTAGATTCAGGGCATGTGTTAGCTTTTCGATGAACTGGCGCATGTGTCTATCGATGAATTTGTCATCCGTAGTCGGGAGAGGAGGCTCAAACTTCTCTCCAACCTTGCATCGATAGTACCGCTCGGCTAGCGCTTTGTGTGCAACATCAAGGGTATTGTTGAAGACCCCTAGCTTCGCGGTGGGTGCCAGTCCAGGGACTAGCACCCACCGTCTTTGCCGCGCAATTTTCCCGTTGTTGGTTTTCTTGATTCCTGTAGGTGCGATCGCGGCTGTGGCATCGCAACCCCCAACATACAACGGGCACCACTATTCTTTGTCTGGGTCTGCTAGCTGCTCGAGCCCCATTGCTCGCAGCATCCAGATTCGCACGAACCTCCTCTTGCCATGTGGAAG